GGGGAAAGAAGTATTTCATGAATCGGGCGTGGCTGTTTTTTATGAATGCCTCCCTGATTTTTGTTACTTCTTTTTCGCTTAGAGCCTGGAGTTTGTTCAATGTATACTTTTCACTGCCAAGCAGCTGTGTATTGAATCCTAATTGGTGAAGAGTTTCCGCGATTTTCATGGCTTCTTTTGGTGGTGGCTGTTGGGCGATTTTCTGCATTCCTGCTTTTTCTGCAAACGGATTATATTTTGCCATGACTGCAGGCATTTCAACGTATTCGGTTCCAGCCAGAGGCAATGTTTCCTTGACGAGTTTTGCGCCTAAGCCTATTGTGCGGTATTTTGGATGAACGACAACTCGAGTGATTATGCTCAGTTTTTCGTTAAGCTCTGTCATCGACATCTTTGGTAAGACAAGTCTTCTTCCGAAACATGTGGGTGGCGGGTAGTTGTAGACTATTACTCCGCACAGCTCTTCGCAGCGTTTTAGACAGAAGATTTTACGCGGTGCGGCTATCTTGTGGCTGCGATAGTGGAAGCCTGCGAGTTTTCTCCAGTCTTCTGTTGTGCCTTCTGTGATCTGCATTTCCTTTGTGAGGCTGCATTCTTTGGTTGGCTTGTTTGGGTAGTAGTTGACTGTTATTTCTTTGCCGAATCGTTTGTGTATGTGCACTGAAGGGTTTAGGTCTTCGAGTAGGTCGGTGTGGGTTGTTGCTGCCAAGACTGCCTTGCCTTGCTGTCTTGCGTGTTTCTGGAGGTTGTACGCTACGATTTTTGCTGTGCCTCTGTCGAGTGTTGCTGCAAACTCGTCCATAATCCAGAACTGCGCTTGGCTTTCAATCATTTTCGCAATCTTGTAGCGGTATTTCTGTCCGTCGCTCAGTTGCTCATAACTTCTCAGAAAGAGAAACGCATCATTTAAACCTACTTTGCTCAGAAGCTCTAAGGCTTCTTCCATGGTTTTGCCGACTGTTTCGACTAATGGCTTGTTCGGTTCAGGCTTGATGTCTGCTACGTTAATTGATGTGACCCGCATGTCCTGTTTGATGTCTGTCTCCAAAGCCTTCAGCAGCACACTTTTTCCTGAGCCGCTGTCGCCTGTTATGTAGACGATGTCGGTTGGTCCTATTTTCAGCTCCACATTGTCGTAGACTACGAATTTTTCCCATTGGTCGAGTCCAAGCCCGAAGGCTTCAGCCACATTGACAACTCGTTCTGTTGGTTCTGGTGCTGCGGTTTCGTAGGCTATGGCGATTATGAATTTGCCCTGTTGCCTATCGTATCTGCGCCTGTATTGGCGTATGCGGAAAAACTCGTGTCTTCTCATCTTACTGTTCCCGTGACTTGGTGTTTTTGCAGTTTCTTTCGTAACTGTTGCAGTTTCGCCTTTCCGGCAAAGGCGATGCGTGGCACAACCCAAAGCTTAGGCGGAGGCTCAGTTCGAGATGAGTAGCAAGCTAAGGCTAAACTCCAGAAGCGATCATCATTAGTGCCTTCTGGGTGCGAGAATTTGATTTTTCCTTCTTTTGTCAATTCAAACCGTTCAATGTTTAACTCTGCAATCAAGTCGCTGTCATAAGCAATTTTGAGTTTCTTTTCAATCATGCTTTGCTTGAGCCATTGTGCCATTTTCTCTTTTGTTTCTTGGGTGAATTTGACGCCTTCTGTTTCTGTTATGCCCGCGTTTACCATGTCTTCGACTATGTAGTCGCCTACGCCTGTCATGTCAACTAAGACTTTGTTGATGGTTTCCCAGCGGTCGCAGAGTGTCTTGACGTAGCCTATCACGCTTGCGTATGGTGTCCGCAATGGGAAGCGATGCGCATGGATTAATTTTATAGAAGTATCCTCTACCCCAACAACAGAGAAAACGCTGTAGTCTTGGTATTTGCCAAGGTCTAAGCCCCCGTAAAACTCACCTGACACGGCGTGTTCAAAGTCGCAGTATTCTAAACTGCTGTCTATGCAACTTGTGATAAGAGCTTGGTTGAGCCAGACGTTTTCGTCTTCTGCCCATTCGGCCTCCATTTCGCGACGCCATCGCCAAGGGTCGCCTTCATATTCGTGTCTCTTCTTTTCCAGCCATTTCTCGGTTATAGGTCCGTTTGGTTCGAGGGCTTGCTGGTAGGTTACGTGGCTTTTTGCGAAGTGTTGGAAGGCGTTGTCGTGGAATAGTTTCCAGAAGGTGCTGTCTGTTGTCCATGGTGTGCTGCTTGCGATGAATTTGCCGTTTGTGGTTGCCAAAGTGAAGCTTATGGCGTCAAACATTTCTTCGTCGTTTGGGATAAAGTTCATTTCGTCGCAGTACACGATTTGAAGCGTGAAGCCTCTGAGGTTGTTGGGGTTGTTTGGGAAAGCTTGGATTGTGCTTCCGTTCTTGAGCCTTACAATTGTTCTTTGTGGTTTGTAGAATAGTCCTGCTGGAAGTTTTGTTCTGAAGTAGTTGATTTTTGTTATGGGTATCATTGTTTGTCGCCAGCTTGGACCTACAACCGCAATGTGCGAACCAGAATGTAGTAGGGCATGGTGTAGGAGCCATGCAGCAATTAGGTGGGTTTTGCCGCTTTGTCTGCACCATCTTAAAGCGACATCGTTTTGTCTTGCTAAGAGCTGAGCTGCTTCCATCTGATATTTTGTAAGGTTCAAACCAAGCATTTTTTGGCAGAACTGAATGAAGTTTTCTGGGATTTCTGTTTCTTTGGCTTTCTGTTGTTCAAGCCATTCGTTTTCAAGCTGTTTGGCTTTGGTCAGAATCCCCTTTAGCTTCACGGATCATGCGCTCCAAATTTTCAAAATACTCCATAGCCTTGGCCTCGTCGAAGCTTTCGGAAATGCTGTTCATTACTTGACCAAGGTAGCCCATGATGCGAACCCAAATCTGAGCCTGCTTAGGCTTTGTCTGAAGGTCTGATGCAGCTTTCTTGGCAACATCAAACATGGCTTCCAGTTCAGTCAACAGTTTTTGTCTAAGCTCTTGAGTGTCTTTCTTCACTTGGTTTTTTACGCTTCGAGCCTTGCGGAGAAAGCCTCCTAAGCGATACCTCCCTATCGTTCCAGCGACCCCCCTACGTTTTTTGCGTTAAGAAGATGCCTGTTATGTTGCCAATCAGAGCGGAGATCACGGCGAAGACTTCTGTGTTCCATGTGCCCAGAACGATTAGGTGTACTGCTTCAAGGGCTGTTAGGCATGTGACCATGCCGAGGCTGAAATAGACGGCGTATAGGAGTTTTTGGCTGGGTGGAATTTTTATTGTTTGCTGTTTGCCTCTTGGTCCTTTGTGAATTATCTTCTTTGTTAGGGCTCTTCTAATCCAGCTTCTCATGGTTGTTGGTCCTCATTTGGAAAATTCTTCTGCGTCTTCTTCGTGTTCCTGCGCCTGTCAATATGTTTTTGAGGATTAGAGTGGCTTCTTCGTTTGTGAGAAAAGCCTTTTTGGTTATTTGGATTTCTTTGAACCATGGAAACGGAATTGCCGTGTAATCCACATCATGCAGTTCGCTGTTGTAGGAGAAGTCGTTTTGACAGAGAATTGCATGTTTTGGTTCTCCAGCATAGCCTACGTATATGCCTACGCTTTTAACTGGAACTGGAATTCCAGCAGTTGTGAAGCTGGAGCCTATGCTTGCGTCGTTCCAAAATATGCACACAAGGTCTCCTGGTTGAAGACCCTTTATTTCCTTTAAAGCTTGTTTGCTCATTTTATGTTGCTCGCTTATCTCGTGCTTGTTGGATGCTATGAAGTGGAACAGTGAATTGGTTTGGTTTTTCTGGGCTTAAGAATTGAGAGGCTTGATTTAAGGTATTTTGCTTGGAGTTGATTCTTATTTTTTCGTATTTTCTGAAATTGCATTAGAATTTGCGTGTGACTCAAAAAAGCGAAAAAGTTTGGTGGAGTTTATGGTGCAGGTGCAGGTTGTTTTATAACTTTGCATATTGGGCAGTATCTTTCTGTTTCTTCGGAAAGTTAAATCTGAATCGTTTAAAGGCGCATAGAAGTTTAGCTATTTATGGCTTTGCAGTGTCAATTAGTTTCTGCAGCCAAACGGTCACTGCCGTTGGACCAACTAACGCTGTGTAGACGTCGAAGGTCATGCCAGCCATGTCAAGTCCAAGAGCTGAAAATGTGCCAATTGCCAGTGTTCGCAGGAACTTCTTCAGACTGAAAGGCTTATCTTGTGAGGCGTAGCCCAAGAAGGCGTAGATTAGTGCTGCGGAAACGCCTAAGCCTATGTTTAATGGGTTCATTTCGGCGTTTTCACCTCCTTTTCAGTTTCTTGCCATAATTCCCATCCGAATTTTGTTGCGTTTTTGCGGAACTCTTCAGGACGTATGAGCCCTAATTCCGCAGCTTTTATGAGATCAGCCATGACAACTTCTGGGGTTTCTGGGCTACCCCAGTTGAGGCGAAGTTTGGCTTCTGCGGGATTGAAGCCTGATTGGGTTAAAACCGCGTTAAAGATGTCTCTTTCCACTTGTCTTTTGATGTAGCGTTGTATGGGTTTGGTCAGCATGTCTTGAAGGTTTAGGGCTGCGTTTGCTGAGGCTTCTGTAAAGCCTGGCGTGCTAAAAAGGCGGGGCAGTGGTGTTTCGCAGCCGAGGTAGAACTGGTTTATTATATGTTCAATGTAGTATTCGAAGCGGGCTCTTGGGTCAAGCATTACTGGTTTTATGTCGCCTTTTCCGGTGTAGAATAGCCATGCGCCTTCTTCTGGGCGGTTTTTGATTACGCTTTCGAATTTCTGTATTGTTTCGTTGTTTGCCTTCTCAAGTAAGGCTAAAACGTCTGGTCCAGCATATTTTTCAAAGATTTTTGGCATGATGCGTTCGATTTTGGCTTTCATCCATGCGTAGCTTGGTCTTCTGTTGCCGTTGAGGATGAGTGTTTGGAGTAGCACTTGGAGAATGCCTACTCCGAATCCAGATGTGCCTGTGCAGTTGATTTTCCAATGAATGATGGATTCGGGTTTGAGTGTTCCTCCACCGTATTTTTGTGTAAGCTTGTAGCCTTCATTTTTGCTTGGGATTTTGAGGCTTTCTTCGCTGTAAAAGCTGTGTTCTATCTTGTCGATGGCGTCTATGTTTAGTCTTTTCAGTTCTTTCAGGTCTTCAGGCGTTATTTTTAGCCAAAAATCATTTCCGCAAGCGATTAAGACGCGCGCCATGTCATTGAGTAAAGCGTCAAGGTTTACTTCTTCATTAAAGCTGTCGATAACTCTTTTTGCTTCTTCGTCTTCCGCAGTTGTGTAGAAGCCCATGCCAACGGTGGCGGCAGCTAAAAGGTCAACGCTTGCCTTGCATGTTGGGTCTTTTTCGTAAAGTTTTAAAATGTCAGAGAGCGGAACTTCGGGAGTTTCGGAAAATATTTGGCTGTTTGGGTAGGCGTAACCTGCTCTTGTCGGTTTTGTGAATGTTTCCACTAAACGTTTTAGAATGCTCAACCCTGCAGCCCTTCTAAGAATTTTTTACCCTTTTCAGTTATCATGTATGAGGCTCGATGCTTTTGTTCGCTTTTTTGCACATAACCGCTCTTGACAAGGTATTGGAACATGTTTTCAAATGTGGCGTGAGTGGCGTGAACGTCAAGTCTTCTGACGATTTTCTTTTCAAGTGCAGTCCTACCTAATGGTTGCTTGCCAAGTTCCCGCAGCACGGCTTTTGCAAGCTGCAATCTTTCGTTTAGGCTTCTCATGTGCAAACAACCTCAACGGGTTTTTGGGTGCTATAAAAGGGGGAATTATCCGCGTGAGCAGAAGCATTATTGCAGACCATCAGAATCTGCAACTCACGTTTGCCATTAAGACCGTAAACGCTGGGTGTCAAATCAGGCGTGTGAGGCTCCATTTTAGCTCCGCATAAGGGGCAATACTCCCAGCAGTCGCAGACGACAATGTCGCCTGATAGCCTACCAGCAAATGTTTTTCCGCATCTGGGACATTTGCCCTTAGCCAACTAACGTGAGCCTCTTTGCACGGCTTTAGTGCGGAGAACCGCTAAGCCTATGCGTTCGCTTCCGACAACGCCGTATTTTCCAGCGTCAAAGCGTTCATAAGTTTTCAGTAAGGGTTCTCTACGGACAAGCATAACAGCTGCTTTAGTCGTGTCGATAAACAAGGTTTTAGTGACGAGGCTGCTGCGAATGAAGGTTACGCCTAATGTTGTATGCTGAATCACGCCTTGTTTGATGTTTGCTGGGTCAAGGTAGAGGCTGTTGACAAACTGGTCTAAACGCATAAGCTCAGCGTAAACCGTTGGGCTCACAGCAACAACGTTTGGGTGGAAGTCTTGGCTTTCTACATATCCAAGGTTGTCAGTTATGTTCGCCCATGATATTGGCGTGGCAATAGTTGACTCTGAACCGTTAGCCAAGTCTGAGGCGCTTATAGCGTTATACAACGCAATTACCTTTTCAGTTTCCTTCCTTGCTAAGCCATAGCCAATCACATCCATGTAGTATTGGACAACGTCAAAGCTTGCGTCTTCAGCGAAAGCCTCACTCCACTCTTGCCCTGTGCCTAACTCTACGTTTGTTCTAACGTCAACAGTATCCACCTTTGACGCCACTTTCATCGGTGGGGCTTCACCAGACTCAAAAACGTAGGCAGTTCCCTCACGCACAAACCTTTCCAAAGCCTGTTTAGTTGGAATCGCCGTTAAAAGCTCCCGTCCAATAGTAGCAGAGCGAGCTCCAGCCCAAACACGGTCATGCATGGCACCCAACGCTGAGGCAACATCGCTGAACAAACCTTCACGGATAGCCTTTCGGATTATACGGTCCTGCTCAGCCCTTTGAAGCATTTCATTCCAAACCTTATCGCCAAGCTCTGGGTCCCGCAAAACTGATTCTTGAAGTCTGTTAACCACGGCAATCACCCGCCTACTTATGCAGTTCAATTAAGCCTGTGTCACCGTTAGCGAAGGTCTGCAATGCTGTGCCGATGACTTTACGGTCGTCGCCTGCAGCGGGCGAAGCTGGGTAAGTGTCTATTTGTCCGTTTGCAGCGCAAATAACACGTGTGCCTCCTGTTATAGCCGCAGCAGCGGTAACTTTGGCAATGCCCTTAATGATGACTGGAATTGTTTCTCCAGCAGAACCGCTTTTCATGGCTACGCCAACAGCATTAAGGCATGCGGCAGTCGCCGGCTCAACTGAACAGATTTCGCCAGACGTATGAGCTGAAAATTTGACAACTTGCCCTTTAGTCACAGAGGCTCCGCATTTCATTGGAATTATCAATGCTTGTTCTGGGAACGGCGTTTCTCCAACAGCACATGCAGGAAACAAGTCAGCCATTATTCATTCACCTTTTAGAACGTTTTTAGCCTTGCCAGTTCGTCCTGACAAGGTTGCCACGTCAGATGGAGACGTAACTTTGACTCATTTTCTTTTTTCAAAGGGCTTCAGCCTCCAACTCCTTAACTGCTCTTTTAATTTCCTGTGCTAACCGATAGCCGCCACTTGCTGGACTCCAAGCACGCAAAACATGCTCAGGCGGAATCTTCGACATTATTTTCTCTTTAACCCTTGACAATGGAACTATCGGTTCTTTAGGCTTCTGCACAAGGCTTTCAGTTAAATCCGAAACATGTTGCGTCTGCTTCTGCTCAGATACTTCGCCACGCACCTTTTCCGCCGTTTGCAGCTTAAGCTTCTCAATTTCTTCCCAAATTTCCTCAAGCACATCTTCAAGGCTTGCAAGAAACTCGTCTGAAGTAGGTTCAGGCAAAGTCTCAATCTTCTCCGGAATGATCTCATCAGCGTTAATCTCTTCGTAAAGCTTCATTTCTTCAGCAGAAGCGCCAATGCCAAGCTTTTTCTTAACAGCCACAAGAACACGCTGAGCTTTAGTACGCTGCTCCTCTGGAATCTTTGCCTGAGGCAACCGTGCATTAGCATTTCTTAAATGTGGAAGGTCAACATGCCCTTGCGCATCCTTATACGGAAACATCCTTAAACTGCGAGGCTTAGTTCTGCCAGTTTCATCCTTCTCTCCGCCTGGCAAAATTAAGGCAAAGCTACTGTCAGGCAAGTCGTTAACGTAGCGTCTCGTCCAAACTCGTTCCGTAATCAACGGCTTCAAAACCGTCAGCCTGTCCTCTACTTTTTCATTTTTATTTTCGCTCAATTTTTCAACTCTCACAACAGTCGGAGGCACAGCGCTCGGCTGAACGCCAACCGGTTGCTGAGCTAAACTTGGTCGAGCATACTGTGGATGGTCCTTCAACCAAGACTCAATTTTGTCAGGCGCCCAGCCAGACGCCTTCATAAAAAGCAAGGCGAAAGGCTCAATGCTGGCTGGATTCTCCAAGAGCCGCCCATACAAAGCTTGAATGCCAAGGTTTCTGTCAACCCAGCCAACCGTAAAATGCTCAGAAGAGAAAACTGACAAATCACGGATTTGATATAAAATAAAATCCTGCTGTTCAGCCTGAGCTTGTTCCTTGGACAAGCTTTCTAAAATGTGGATATTAGTTTCTGGAATTCCAGGAACAGCCACAAGGCTTAACTCAGCATTATGCAAGCCATGAGGCACCTTACCATCTAAAACGTCTATGCGCTCGTAGTCTGCGCCTACACTGACGTGTTGGATTAAGCCTTTGCGGATTTTTTCAGCAACTTCATCATCATAGACTTCTGCCTCGTACCAGAGGTTTTGTCCATCCCACTCTGTTTTGACGACTTTTCCAA